TATACCAAGTATACCTGATGCACCATATGTAGATGTGTTATCTCCAGTAGGACTTACCTTGTTACTATGATCATATGAGAACCTTGTAATAGGTCCCTCAAAGAACTCCTCGGCAATGTCTACTATCTTTATCTGTATGGGCGTATAGTCTACATCCATATATCTACCGAATCCATCTACCCTATTCCAGTCTGGAACTGTCTCACTGAGATCTTCTCTCCAGAGTCTACGGGGATAATTAGGATCGACTGTATTGAGACCAGTATTGGAATTAAGTCTGTCAATAGAATCCTTGACAGCTTCCATACCATCTCCCCATACGGCGTTGACAATTTGCCATCCATCAGATGAGACATCAGTACGTGTCTTCATCCAACCCGGTAATTGACTAACTATCCTATGGGTTTCTGCTGAATCATGAAATGTTCTTAGAGGCATTTAGTCACACAATGTAATGAATTTATCGGAGGTGTACCATACGTGTAGTGAGCTATCCAGATCAAGATTCGTAGGTATATCGAATGCCTGATCATCACCCTCAGAACTACGTGTAGATGCATTGTATGTGAATCTGATGAATCTCTCTATATCCATATCAAAGATCTTCTCATCAACTTCAAGTACTCTCTGGATTAATTCATTAAGTACGAATGACTCACCAAGAGGTATATTTACAATGTAGTCAACTACTGCTCTTCGAGCCAATTGACGTATCAGTGCTCTGTTAGCTTGTGGTCTGTAGGTTAATTTAATCTTTACTTCTAGACCATTGTATACTGGTCTTTTAATGTTAGCTCTGTTACCTGATGCAGTAACTGTATTAACTGCTTGTTGTACTGCAGATATAAGTCCATCAGATACAACTGGTTGCTTTGCTTGAATTATAATAGCGAAAGAACCTAGTCCGCCATCGTACGGAACGAAGATTGCATTACGTACACCAGGTACACTAAGTGCAGCTCTTACAACTGCAGTCTCATTACCTGTCTGTAGTTCGGATACGGTATCGGCAATTCTTGCACGGAACGCATCGTCACCCTCTTCGAATGTACCGTTCTCAATTGGCATTCTATTATCTACCAGTATGAACGGTTCGATTGTTAATAGTTCTGGTTGTCTTTGTTTTAAGTTGTGCGTATTTAACTGACCCACAGATACGTTAAATGAACTACCTACAGAACCAGCAATTACTGAAACAAATGATTCAGTATCAGTGTTACTCAGTGTTACATTTTCTGTAGTAGTATATGCGATGCCTCCTCTTGCAGTAAGAGTGGCTCCAGCTTTAATCGTAAATGATGTCGTAGACAAAGTAGAAGGATTCGCAGTAACGGTTGCATCGGGTACCTTAGACGCAACTATACCAGCCGCAGATAATCCAGTAGATGGATCTATGAAAAATCTGACGTTTCTGCTATCATCAAAAGCTCTTGTTGCTCCACCGCGAGTCTTTCCGAATAGGGCTCCAAACTTATTATCCAGAGCATCACCGCTAGCTCTAGTAAAACTCGTAGCCTCATCGATACTTTCTATCTCAGCGTAAGCATTCTTAAGTTCAAATGCAGCTATCTCTGCGAGTATTTGAGCAGTAGATCCTTGATTTGTAGCAGTGACTCCGGATCTAGCAAGAAGAATCTTAGTGACTCTGTCCCTAATCTCCTCTTCTGTTCTAGTTAAAACGGGCATTTACTCCCTCCGAAATCGTTTCTGAAACTTGTTAGTAATTTCTGTTGGTGCAACGTAATCACCGTCATAAATTGGTTCAGTCGTATCTGGTTCTTGGACTGGTACGAACGTGCCGCTTTCTATATTAACGGATAGATGTGAGACAACTGTACGTTGTCCTACACCATCAATTGCTACTACTATATTAATTGTCTCTTTGGATGTTGGTATTACTTTGATGTCTAGTGTTGCAGGTAGGTGTATTGCATCCTGTCCTAAACTATGAGCAACAGCCTCTCTAATTCGTCTCCCGGTATCTCTTGAGTTTGGTTCTCCGGTGAATCGTGAAAGGTCTGCGCCTAGGGAAGGATGGTGTTTCCAATCTCGTCCAGATCGTAATCGTTTATTTGCTTCTCTTAGATACCAATCTTCGCCGGACGTTATGGCAATGTCACCATTCTCGATAGCTATGTCGCCATCGAGTGTCATCTTTATATCTCTAATAGCCTCATACATATATAATCCCCACAAGAAATGAATAGCCCCAATTGTATTAAGTGAGGGAAGAAAGTGATTTAACTCCAGAAATTACCTTGGTACCTGATCTCGCAGTCTTAACAACATTACTCAAACTACGAAAGAATCTACCCGAAGGAATTTCTGCACATACAGGAAATACACAGAACGAAGGTAGCACGAGTTGTCTCATAGGATTACTTCTTAATAGATTGTTTCTCGTCTCTTCGTGTTGTCTGTGAGTCCTGCCATTTATATAGATCTCATCTGCAAGTACTATCTCAGTACCGGTTCCACGTAGCACAAGAGAACCATCCTTTCGTGCAGATATTCCAGTAGGGAATTCTCCACCTCTACCCTTGAGTACCCACTCTTCTCCCTCAGGAGCTTCACCACTAGTCTTAAGATGTACACTAGGAAGGGAAGTAGACTTAATCTTCCAGTCTTCAAATTGAGCAACCTGTAGAAGGATCCCCATTCCTGGAACTACAGTATTCTCATCTATAGGTTTAACGTCCCAGTTATGTAGATGCAATATCATATGTATCGTATGCCTGGGCTCTATAAACGTACCAATAGTTGCGAGATATGTATACATAGTTTTACCATCAGGGTGACGAATACGTATTGTATTAGTAGGTTGATCGTACGCGTTCTCCCCATCGATCTCAGCGAACGACCAGGTCTTCGGTGTACTTTGTCTACTCTGTGTATAGCTGTCAATTTTTGGTGCTGGCATTATTTCACATGTCTCCCAGATACCCACCCTTCAGTACTTATCTTAATCCACTGTCCATCAGTATCGAGTATCTTCACTTCCGTACCCTTATTTAGATGTCCTAGTTTATCTCCACTAGTGTTAGGTGCACTTCTGACATTAAGTACATCATCAGGAAGTACATCAACTACACCTGAGAGGTCTTCGATTTGTGTATCTACTTCTGCTTCTTCATCCTGATCTCTGGAATTCAAGAGTCTATCTCTGAATCTATCTAGAGGGAATACAGGACCTGGATCAGTCTTACGTCCCGGAGAGATCTCTTCGTGTCCAACGATCTCTTTGATGCCATACATCTCTATCAGTGTTGCGCATAGTTCCCAACACGCATCCATTTGGACTTTAGTATAAGCATGCCAGTACAACGGCGCTTCAGTTGAAAGAAATGAACCTGCATACTCTACTTGATCCTTAGGGATAACCTTCTTGTACCATGTTCTATATGTCTCATCGGGACTTTCAACGAGAGGTCCAGCATTAACAATCTCTATACCTATAGAGTATTTGTTGTATCCACTACGACCCTTCCATGAAGATCTACCTGCATGCCATGCTACTTTGTTAAGTGGTACGAGTTGTACGAGCTCTCCATCTCTACCTAGTACAAAGTGTGCACTTACCTTACGAGCAGGATCACTAAGGGATCGTACTGCTCCATCAGTAGATGTCTGCGCAGTATAGTGAAGTACAATTGAATCAGGAACAAGATGCCCACCGTGATTAGGAGATAGTTGAACTGTCGTATTGTCGATCTCTTCGCAGAGACCCGTGTTTCTATCTATTATCATTATCCGATCTCCCTTACACCTGACTTAGCAGGAGTTTCTTTAGACTTGTCTTCAATAATTTTGTTCTTGTCGCTACTTCCTTTAGACGATCCAAAGTAGTAACTCAGTACTTGAGTGAACCCGCCACCAAGGATACCGATAGTAACTAACAGTATTTGACTGTCAGGAATAATAGCAAAAAGCAATGCGCAAATTGCTCCAAGGAAACCAATAATAACTAGCCATGCTAGGGAGGTCATACTCCAGTCTCTACCACCAGTAGATTTAAGGAATGCTTTCTCTCTGCTTCTAGCGTCTCCTCTATCCTTAAGGAACGCTTTCTCTTCCTCAAGTTTAATTCCTGCACCTTCTAAAGCAAGTTCCTTGAGTCTGACTTTGTTATCTGCTTCTAGTTTCTTTAGCTTATATACAGTATCAGGATTACTCTCTATGTGCTTGATGATCTGATCTTCATCTTCTGTAGTAACACCCAGCTCACTAGCAACCATACTTATAGCAGTACTCGATAGAGATGCGGGTCCTCCAAGTGCACTTCCTAGAAGAGGAAGTCCTTTCTTCTTCAGGAAGCTTCCGAGCTTACCTAATTTACCAAACATATTATCTCCTTACTTGTCTAAGTCGCCAGGCTCAGGTCCAGCGGCTCCGCCAACCTGAAATATAAGTTCTTGGAATGCATGCTTGTATCTACCCATTCTATGATCCTGTATTGTGTTGGTTCTCATACCATCAAGTCCAGCTTGTAGATGCTGTCCATTCAACCACAGTCCACTGTAGTGCACTACATTCCCACCAAACAATCTTCCTGTTGCATTCGTCCACGTACTAAGTGTTTCTCCAAATCCATCAATTCCTCCAGTAATGATACCTACAAGAGGAGCTCTCTTACCTAACCATAGCAATCCTCTACCTGCGTATCGTCCTCCTCTCTTTAAGGCAGTCATATTAGAGTCACTCAATGCTGCAGCATCTCTAGGATAACTTAAATTCATTCCTAATGCACGCTGTGTTCCTGCTGCACCTCCAACCCATTTAGCTAGACTCTTAAGTGGTAGTCCAAATAGTAATCCTTCTGTTGCTCCCCACGCAGTCTTAACCCAACCCTTGTAGTATTCCCACTGTATAAAGTCAGGATCTAACAGACTTGCATAGTTCTGTTGGTATACGACTGCATTAGGAACTATCTTAGTTGTGAAGCCTTCGCTTCTTGACATCTTATGGATCACTGTATCTACTTCAATAGGACCCTGCATATCATTGTAATCATCCTGTATATAGAGTACATCCCATGGTTTAATTCCGGGTTGTCCTACGATACACAGCTCACCCGTGTACATAGGTTGTAGATGATTTGCAAGTATAGTATTAGCTACTCTGATGTATGATGGAATCCACAGCTTATCAGTAGGTGATCTATAGAAGTCAACGATTGCATCTTTACCTATAGCTCTCTTAACACTTAAGAAGGATCCAATTTCATCGTACCAGTTAGTATCAATATTCTTCTGGAAGGTCTCCACGACTCTTCTATATTCTGCTTTGACGTCATCATCGATAACTGCTCTGTATGATCTTACCGCATCATTCAACGCTTCAAATGTAGTAGCTCCAATTCTAGGATCTGTCATTAAAGGATAAGTAGAAGGAAAGTTGAGAACAACTTCATTAGCCATACCTTCAGCATCAGCAGTAATCTTGTTACTAATGATATGTCTGTAACTGTCAACCATCCAATGATTCTGGAATGGTTTATAGTGTGGATGATTCGCAAAGAATCTTCTTGCTCCTTCTTGATCCCGCTTCTTTAGGCTTTCATGACCTACTGCATCCTCCGATACGGTACCTCTCTTCAGTACTCTAACTACATCGGTAGTAAGACCGAACCGTATACCGTCGAATACTCCTTTCATTATTTGATTAAATTGAGTCTGAGTTACTCCCGTACTAGTAGCAGCTTTAAGAATAGCAATGTCAGTTAAATGTAATGAATCCATTTCATTGAAATCATATGATCCATTTAAGATAGATATTAATGATTCGACATGTGACTCGACCATGGCACTGCTGTGAGTACTTATCTCTTCGATTAAGTATCGAGGAGTTAGCTTAGTAGAGATACTCGGATCTAATGGACTATTAATCCACTCGGTCAGATTCTCATATCCTCTATCCTTTATACCATCATAGAAAGGATCAGTAGTTCTAAAACTATATAAGAATTTAGTTGTGATTGCAGCAATTATACCTTCATCTGCAAATATTTTCAAGAATGATGGATCAGAACTAAGTCCGCGCAAATCATTACTTACAAGGTTAATGAGCTCTTCATCGGTGAACTTTTTCTTGCGTATGAAATCACTTTCGTATACTATTGCTGTCTGTCCAGCAAGATTAGTTATAAGTGGATCGTCTGAAAACTTATAGTATCCATCCTTAGGTCCAAGGTACAGAGTCATTCTCTGTTCAGTAGAATTCGGCGAGCTCTCATCATTGAAGAACATAGGTCTTACTACATAGTTAGGTACATATAGTGCTACCTCTTGTAGTGCATCCCATGCAGTTTGATTAAAGATTCTCCAGTCAAAGGTAGCATTAGTCCATGGTAGCATGCTATCGCTGTAACTTAAATATATATTTTCGCTCATGTTGTTCCTCTTACCCACAGCTTCTGCAAGTAAATCAGAACCTATCGCTCCAAGTATACTCTCTGCCCAACGACTCTGACCACTGAGTCTGATCTCATCTCTCTCATTGAACATGCTCCATCTACCAAAGTGATCAAGTCCGTCTCCAGTCTCATTCAGTATTCGTGTAGCTACATCGCCCAATGCTTTGTCAAAGGATCCCCAGGATATATCGATACCCGCTCCCGATCCAACTGGGTTATAAAGTTCTGCTCCCCATCCCTGACAGACTATCTCTATCTCTTCTCCTGCAGGTACCTCACTAACGCTACCCATGAAGACTAGCGGAAGCTGCATTGGATCCGTACCATATCCCATTCTAATAGCAACACTGATTCCTGGTCTCAGGAACAGACTACGTATGTTTTGTTCTTCTACAGTATTCTGTCCTGTAACTTCAGCATCTCTTACAGCATTAGGATTGGTAAGTACTCCTGAGATGTTAGACAATTTAATGATGGCAACATCTGATGCCGCTCTCTTACTCTTGATAATAGAGATTTCTTTCACTGCACTATAGCTATAGAAGTCATCAAACAGTTGCCAGTTAGATGCATCTTCTTCTATAAAGTAAAGCTTGAATGTAGGGAATGCTCTATCGTATGAACCAGTCGCATCATTCTTATGAACTTCTTCTGCTCTTCTTAGGATATCAAGTTTTCTCAGAATAGAGTTGTAGTTCTCCATACCGTAATACTTAGTTATCAGACCAGCTTCTTGTTCCATGCCCTGAGTCATTCTAATGTATTCATCAAGTAGATTCTGTACTGCTTCCTTTGCTTGTCTCTGAGTCAGTTCGTTATTAAAGTTGCCACCCTTCTGATCAAATGCTTGCTTTGCAAATGTCCTAAGTTGAAGGAGGGTTTTCTCACTGATACCATCCCCAGAAGGAATCTTATCAAGTACAGCAAACAGAGCACTCTGATCTGAAGGAGAGAACTTAGCAGCAAGATCCTTTGTAACATCTCTATCATCAGCAGCAGAGATAGTATCAAACTTCACATTAGAGAACAACGCAGAAGTGATAGCCTGCATAGCAATCAATCTCAATATCTGAATATCTCTTACGCTTCTAACGAAGTCAGTGTACTCAGCTTTACTATTGAGGTGAACTTTACCTGGATGGTCATCCTTTAGTCCCCTTAGTTTTCTTTCAGAATCTAAGAATGCAATTATCTGTGCCTCAGTTTCTTTACGAGTATTACCCGTAGGTACTCCCATGGTATGATTATTACCCTGTCTATCTATAAAGCTATATGACTCGTCCAGGTCACCAATAGAAAGAAGTTCCTCTTTGAGTTCTCCAACAACTGCTTTGTTTGCAATCGTAGCTTGCGCGACTCTATTAGTCATGAAGTTCAAGCTTTTATTTATACTTGAAAATATGTGCGCATCCATTGCTATCTTATCATAGAGATAGAACGAAGGAGATGTATATCTATTGGTTCCATTTATAGGTGGAAGATCCAAATCAGGATAACATGTATGAATTGACTTAACTGATCCAACAGTACCAGACTTGCCTGGTCTCTGTTGCTTGTTAAGTTGAGCACTCCATAGTTCATGAAGATTTTCTCTATTGAAACTTTGTCTCGTAGGTTCATGCTCTATGAGTCTAATTATTTTAGCTCTAGCATTATGAGTATTGATTATGTCTCTTAACCTAGCAGCACCTTCAACTGTCTTCTCTATAATATCAGCAACAACTTGATCCTTACCAAATGCAACCCCTAGAACTATACCCATTGGAATTCCTACCCATCCCTTAGCTTGAGCCCTTAGACTCTTTAGGACTATGTAGTCTCTAGCCATTTCCTCAATGAGGTCTGACCAACGACCTGTAGGTCTAGGTCCCCTCTTACTTATATCTGGTATATCTTCAACAGTTACATTAGGATCAAGTTCACTAACTCTATCTGCAACCCATACTAACAGTTCCTGGATTACATATTGTACCATCTCATTGGTTACAACTTTAGTACCAGTTAATTGTTCTGCTTGGAACGCAAGTAGATCAGCCTGTTGCATTCTCATGGATATATTATATATACCCGGTGAGCCTTTAACATTTGATATACTCATGTTCTGTATTATAAGAAAGTTAATACCTAGGGATCTCAATAGATGTCCAGGGAGTATAACCTCGATTCTCGTATCTATGTATGAGTAGTACTCTGCATTCGAAGCGTTAGTAGTGAATGCTGTATGAGTCATAAGCGCATTCATAACTCTTAGTTGCTTCACGAGCTCAGTAGAATCAGTCTCTATATTTATAGTTACACCAAATTCACCCACGCCCATATGTTGATATGTTGGTATGTTGTACTGTGCAATTTGTATTGGAGTTAACGGGTTATCATAGGTAGCATTGATTCCTGTAATTTTAGCGTAGCCAGGAAGGTCTTGACCGTTCACGGATCCAGCAGACATACCGCCAATAATGAAGAACTCATCAAGAGGATCAGAACCTTGACGTGCTTCAAGTTCTTCTGTATATGATTCAACGATAGCATCCATAACTTCTTTAAGTTTGGCTAATGCTTTTGGTTCGTCTCCTCCACCGATCTCCTTTACCATCTCTTGTAATCTAACACCTATAGATTCAATACGACCAGTCTCAAAGCTTCCCTGAGGTGCGTCTCTTTCAGATATGTTTTTACCAACATTACCAAGGATAATACTGATCTTGGAACTTAGTGATCCTATGCTGCTCAAGTGTCGTTGAGCTATTCTTGCAGGAAGATTAAGTGCAATATCAGCTTCTTCTACAAGGATACTCCATCTCTGCGAGATAGTATTAGTAATGTTTTCGGAGTTACCATGATCTTCCAGTCCTTCTCTATGTTCTATTATATCGACTATAGCACTTTGCTTTGCAGCAATGGAATCTCTCAGATTATGCATTCTAGTAAAGATAGTATCTGTTGTGTACTGATACTTAAACATTAGTAGATCATTAGTCTCAGGAGTATACTCTTCAAGTTGTATTCTATGATCAGTAGCCTTGAACGATGTACCTGGATTCTCGTACTCATCAAAACCAAATCGCTCTGTGTCTTGGAGATCGTTGTATTCAGGAAGTAGACCGTAGTAATATCTTCTATATAGTGGAGACTCACGTACGTCTGCAACAGGAGTAGTTTGGTTATCAATCAACTTGCGTTCTAATCTACCAACTCTATCCCATGAATTCTGTGATGCTGCTTCTGAATCAGGAACAAATCCAAATGATGGATAGTATGGTGAGTGATTGAATAGCATTATTGTAAGTGTTGCTTGTAGTGAATCAGGATATCCCGGAATTGTCGCTACAGAGATACCGCGTAGACATACGGGTATCGCCGAGTACTCTTTCGTAACTGCAAGATCATTTGTACCTTCACGTATAGTTTCGCCATCGACCAGTTCCATTGCGTCATTAGGTCCACCTACAATAGGAGTCAGAGCCTTGGCTACTAACTCATTTCTCATAGTAGTGAATGGAGTTCTTTTGAACTGTGCAATGATAGGTCTAAGCTCAAAGTTAATGGATGCAGAACTTGGGAACTCAAGTACTAAACTCATCTCCTGCACAGAGGTCCCCGTATTGATCTTAGGCGAACCCTGAGATCGTAATGTATCCATGGAGTAATGAGCATCGCTCGTATCGATAGAGATATCGATAGGTGGTACCGTAAGCCATGTATCTCCAATCTGAGTAGCACCTGGCTTCTTAGCCTCTGGTGGGTCCTTCAAGAATTGGGGGATAGTTCTTGTATTAGGTCCTTCTCCGTCACGTACGGTATATGTAGCAAGATTTATTTCTTCTTCGGTGAATACGACAGGAGAATCGAATTCTAATGAGTTAATTGTACCGTCAGCTTCTATCTGTCTTGGAGGAAAGACTCCACGTGGACCGGTACTTTCGATATGTAAGTGATCACTTTCAACAATACACTCTAACCCTTGTATTTCATTATTAACAAAGTCACGTACAGTAGTTACACCTACGCCACCTACGATAGTTCTCTTACGTAGATCGCATGCAAGTCCGTCCTGATGAAAAGTGTATGCAGGTACACTCTTGCCTCTGCTTTTATAGAGTGCAGCATTCTCCTTCGAACTTCTCATGAGTTCTGTTATAACCCATGGAAGTTGCGGAAACCTAGCAGCTATTTTGAAAATAGCATTACGTATTATAGAATGAACTCTTCTATTGGAGAATTCCTCATATATCTTTTTACTATTGCAGTAGATATTCCTATAGATCTTGTAACCTAAGTCACCATGTTTAGTTAGTTGTGGCATATTTACTCACGTATTATATTGATTCTATCTGTATTGTCATCGAAGCCAGTAGTGTCACCAGTGACACCAATGTTTCTATTTAGTGAACGTAGTAGTGTCAATCTGTCATACCTGCCAGGTTGATTCCTGTCATGTACGAAGATGCGCGTCTCCTGTTGGGTAATGCCTTCTGCTATTGCTCTAAGTCGTTCAGCGATAGCATTAACATTAGCACCATCAGCAACGTTATTCAGAGTTATGTCTATTGAAATATCCATTTATCTAGAGAGGAAAGGATTGAGAGTTTGTTGTTGTTTCTCAAATTGGTGGGTAGAGGTGGGAGTACTTCTATGATTATAATACCCTACTGGATAACTAGCCCCAGATTGATTACTAAAGGTACCATGTGTCCCTGGTTGCGTTCTGTAATTGAAATTAGCGTACTCTCTTTTTCTGTTATGTTCGCTTTCATTAGGTGCAGTACGTACGAAAGTATCCCACGAATATTCAGGAACAGCAAGTGGTACTTGACTCGGTAGTCCTACTCCATCACCGAACATGTCGTATCGTTCTCCACCGAACCCCTGCGCATCTCCACCTATGAACCAGTCAGTAGCTTCAGGGAATAGGAAGTTAACACCTGCAGCAGCAGCTAAACCAATACCAGCATAGCGTAATCCTCTATTTACCCCTGCCATATCCATTCCCATATGATCTGCAACCATTCTTCTGAAGGATCTCTTACCAAAGTACATTGGCTGAGAAGTACCTTTCATTGTATCTTCAGCCATCATCTGCGAGAAACGTTGTCTGTTTTCTCTAATGATTTGCCTGTCCATCAGAAGTTCCATGCCAAATGGAACGGGTATTCCACTAGAATGTTCTAATTCTTTCAGGGTACTCATGACCTCACCAAGGGAAGGATCTCTAGCACCAACAGAAGAACCATACATGGTCTTCATTATGTCTGACCCTTCCATGTCATTGAATACGTCTACTAGATCAGAAGTTAAATGTGCCATGTCTGTGCCAAGTATTTGCTTACCTTTAGTTGACATAGCCAGTAATCTCTCTACTCTTTCCTGAACTGGAGTACTAGGATTCATAGCAACATTTAGATTTTCTATATTTGCTGCAGCTTCTGTGTACTTCTTTCTTTTAGATATAGTAAGTTCGTCCATCAATTCAGCTAAGATATCAGCACCAGTCATAGTTCTAGCATCAGGCATAGTATCCATTAGTAGACCTTTTACTTGACTTGCTGGAACTGGTATTCCATCCTGCATTACAAGTTGCTTAGGATATGGTTGACCTTTACGGAACAATTCTAGTTCTTCATAGGTACCCAAGCCCTTGGCTTCCATTATTTCGAATGCAGAACGCATTTGCCATGTTACTGCTGTTACTTTACCTGTATATCCTTTCAATAGTGCGGTAACATTAGCATCTTCCAGAGTTCTACCAGTAACATCTAAATGAGCAGCATCTTTAGCTCCATGCATCAACTTATACATATTAGTATCTGCTCTAGGAAGAGCATCCATCTGCGAATGCATTAGATCTATTTCGCCTTTAAGTTCGGAAGGAAATTTGCCACTGGATATATCATCAAAGTCAACATATCTCAATGCTCCTGCTCCTTCTCCCTTAGTAATAAGTTGTCTTATGTATCGTTTCTTTTGACCGTTGGCATTGCTTGCACCTGTCTGAATTATAAATTCTGTTTTTCTGTAGGAGTGACTTTCCATAAAAGATTGCTGAGTTGTTTTGTAGATAGATTTCATTGATTGGGCGTTCTTTATAGTTTCTTCTGGATCGCTCCCCTGCATAAAGAACATATATTCGCTATCACTATCAAAGTCAGCACGTAGTTGTTGTCTTATATCTTCAGTAGTAGCAATCACACCTCTACCTACACCGATTTGTTTTGTCTTGAGAGAGCTCTTTCTGCCACCCACTGTTTCTAAATCAGGCATAATGAATGTCTGCGCAATAACAACAGAAGTTGTATAGTTATTAGGCTCTCTTCCTATCATTGTCATTATAGGAGCTTTGCCTTTCATAACTGCTTCTATTTTATTTACATCTCCTTGAAACAACTCATCCAGGTATTGTTCGATTCCAGCTTCAATGGCATCACTCTTAGAGATCATTGAAGTTTGGAATTCATTGTACTTGGATGTAATTGCAGTAGGATCAGTTTGGAATAACGCAGTATTAGAAATAGGTTCTGCGATTCCTCTTATCTGTGGTAAGTATGAAGTTGCTGCCTTTCCACTTTCACTATGTCTACCAACGAACTTTGCCATCTGAGTATAAAATTTAGTGACGTGAGTAGTAAGAGCACCTTGATGTTGTACGTCTTCTCCAATAGACTGGGTGAATCGTTTTAATAAGTTGAATGCACTAATTTGCAGTCTACTTAATTCCATAGCACCTTGCTCGTTCATTCTTCCTCTACCAGAAATACCTAAAGCAGGAATACGTATCTGATCTCGTCCTTGACCCATCATGTCCTGTACTCTTTCAATTATAGATTCAGCGCGAGCATTAGACATACTCTTTGTGAGTTCGTCTCTCATCATAGAAAAATTAACGGTATTAAATTCTCTTAGATGTTCGGGTACCTTGATCATCATTGGAACTTCACTTTCAATGAATGATCCCTTTGTCATCGATGGATCTACAGCTTTCATCAATTGTCCTGCTTGCTTCATAGGAATAACTTCAGCATCTAATGGTACTTCAGCATCTATGTTATGATCCATCCTTGCTCTCTCTATAGCTTCTGCCGGAGAATTAACATTAGTAACTATGCGTTTCATTTCGGCTGTGTCACCAGGATTACCAACCAGATAAAAATTGGTATTAGTATGCTCCATAGCTTTACGCACAGAAGTCATACCATCATCAATTTGTTGTACTTGAGTGCTTATCATTTCTTGCGTTAACTCTTTTACATTCTTAGGTAATGGTCCATCCATTAATACATATTCTACATCCTTGAGTTGTATTCCCAGTACTGGATATTTAACGGAACCTTGGTTGCCTTTTAGCGCATCTAATAATCTTTTTCTATGTGTTTCATCTACGTCCATGCCTCTCCATCCATCATCTATGAGTTGAATGGATTGTGCACGTAGCTTTGCCATTCCAATAGGCATTCCAGTAGAAGTAGTTTTAGGTTCTCCCATAGGAGAAATACCCATCAGTTCTTCGGGAACCTTTCTACTTATTCCGGCAAGACCAGTAGTAACAAATGTTCCGCCAAACTCTTCATCAGTTCCTTGCATCTTGATAGTTTCAAAGAACTTGAACTTACCTACTTTGTGATGACGACTTATAAAGTTACGTAATCCTTTTCTATCATCTTCTAATTGTGATATTTTAAGTCTTGCTTCTTCTATAACTTGTTGTCTGTCAGGTATTCTATCTGACTTCTGATCCAGTTCAAGCTGTTGAACGTCGTTCTTCATAGCAGTAATATCATCAGCAAGAAGATTTTCCATCTTACGCATTTCTATAGTAGCTTCAAGGAGTTCTTTCTCTCCTCTATCACCCTTAGCATACTTACTGTAGTCAGGAAGTAACTCTGGCATTTCATTTATTGTAGCATAGATATCAGTAACTGTATTCCAATTGAGTAGTTTGTTCATCTGTCTACCCAGGTCCTGTACGCCCCTTACTCTTTTTTCCGTAATAGTAAGTACACTTTCTACATCACCACTAAGAAGTTTACTAACATTTTTTGTATCATAATCCACATATTTTAATTCAAGCATATCTCCAGAACTAATCTTTAGTATTTTTCTCAGTTGTGCTTCTGCTGCTTTGTTACCTTTACGTGCATGTTCAAGTAGAGGGGCTGCAATCTTACCCATGATGGCTTCTGCAGTTCTACCGAATTCAGCATATTTAGTTGTTCCTACGGTATCCCATCCAGCCAGGATATCTATAGATCTACCAGCATCAAAGTTTCTAGCACTAGCACCGCCCATCCTATAGAAAGATTTCTCCATTGGAGTAAATGTGATATTAGAACCTATTACAGTACCTTTTATACCATGACGGAACTCTTGAATGATATCCCTATTCAATGTCATAGTACTATCTAATTCATTAAATAGTCCACGACGTACTATGGCTGCTTTAGTTCCACTATACATTTCCTGATGGAACAACTTGTTTCCATTAGCATCCTCATAACTGAATATAAGAAACTCTCCAGGATTTACATTACCAAGAGACCCATCTAGTCCAGGGGTACGAGTTGGGGTTGTAGTAGAGATGTTTTTAGGATTTTGTCTATTCATAGACTTGCCTACTATCTCTGCATTCTTGGCACCTGCGGGAAGTTGTACTTTAAAGTTGTCCTGATTGAACACAGCATTCTGTTGGACTCTGCTACCAGCTAACACAGAACCCTCATATGCAAATCTAGTATTACTAAATGCAATAGTTGCATTCATGTGATGTCCTAGAGCATGAGCTCTAGATACGCCATCAGGAAGAAGCTCCAACATCTTATCAGTAACGAAGTGCGGCCATAGAGTACTTCCAGGTAATTGTCCTCGATGTATGTCACTTTGAATTAGATTATCCACTGCTTCATGATGATAACGTGCAGTATTAAGTCTTTTATGACCTGAACCTCTACGCCAAGCAGTATAGAATTGACCGAATGGAATGTAGTCAGCAAGTGACATTGCATTCCTTGTACCTTCACCCATACTGTGCGGATGTCCAGTAAGTGAAAATAAGTCACTAAGTTCATCCGTATAATTAGTCACTCCCATCTCTGCCATGAGCGTTCCCATATTAAGGGATATAGGAATTATACTTGGATCAAATTTCACACCTAATATCTTTTTATAGAACGCTGCTTGTTTGCTATTACCTAGAACTTTGGATATAGGATTATTAGGATTGTCCCCGATATTCATAGCTGCTGCTCTTGTAAGATACACATCGAATAGAGAAGAGTGAGTATGTGCATATCTTTGTTTCCATCTATCATACTTTGATTTACTCCCTCCAATTATTTCTATATCTCCTCTTTCAAATGCAGCAGTATATTTAGCTCTTTCATCATCTATATTTACCCCGTGTATATCTCTTACCATCTTTTCTAATTCAAGAGATTGTCCGGGTGCTCTAAGTCCATGAGTAGTCATTTCCCATGTATCTATAAGAACATCATCGCCCCTAACCATAAGTGCATCTGCTGCCCCTTTATTCATTTTCTTTTCTACGGATTGCACAATAGAACGTATAGTAGGCATATCAGATATGTTACCATAATGAGTAATGATTTGAGGTGGCAGTTCGCCGGGACCAGCATCCATCATTTTAGCTAATTGATTCATTACTTCGTGAATTTCTAGTCCACCTTTAATCTGATCTCTCATCCAGTTAGTATGTGCAGTAAGTTCTCTAGGACTCATGTCATCAAATGTATGACGTGCCCATTCCTGTGTAAGAGGTTTTCCAGACTTCACCCACCATAGTTTCTGAGATATTGGGTTACCTTTTGCATCAGTTTTGATTGCACTAATTTGGTATATTTCACTGAACTCTGGTTTTATATTTGGATGCGCAGTAGGATCATCACTCAATGTTTCAATATCAATAATGAGTTTCTCTCTATTGTTCATGCCTTTCTTAAGTGCTCTGAATTGATTAATAGCATTAAGTCTTTTCTTTAATGTAGTACCTTTAGGTTCTAGTACGGCCTGTTGCGCACCATACGTAAGTTGAGCTCCTTGTGACAGAGTATACAAGTTCTGTGCATTTACAAGTTGTGCATCTTGTAAGTAAGATGTACGTAGATTTCTTCTGTTAAGATCTCTAGCAACACTAATAGTTCCACCAGGAAGTATTCTACCTTCAATCATCTCTCGAACTTCTTTCTCCACATCTCGTTCAAGTAGTTGATTGTAACGACTAAATGCTGTACTCACGTCGTCTCTTCTACCACCAGGTCTAAGGATTCCACTATCTTTATCCCACACATGTTCTGGAACATGTAGAGATGCAGCATATACATTACTACCGTCACCAGCAGCAAATGTATTAAACCTTGACAGTAGTGGTACTTCTCGGAAGTCAACTACTTTCTTCTTAGGATCTGCAGGACTAGACGCAGTTATACGTATAGTTGCTACTTGATGTTCAAGAGCAGAAGATGCATCTCCACTAACTAGTGGAACTCCTTTTATAGTCTTTACATCTACAAGACCAACCGAATCTACTCCTTCTGCAGATGCCCAGATACTAAGAGTTCTTTTGAGATTAGTTCTATTATCTGACAAATTCTGTAGTTCTTTAGTATTTCCTAATGTGAAACCTCCGTCATATACTTGCTTTTCTGCAAGGACTTGGTTTAATCTACGAAGTGCCTGGTCTGTAATTCCGTGCTCCCGTCCTCTAGTAGCCCAGATTTCTTTCTGTACTTCTAAGTTAGCACTATTCTGCGTAACAGATGGTCTAGCACTTATACCAAATCCTTCCAGATTTTGTAGTGCTTGATCATTAATTACATAGTTACCAAAATCTACTGGTCTATCCAGATCTTTCATTGGCGACCTATCTATAAATCTCTTCTTTGCTGTATCTAATTCTGCTGCCAATCTTGCTACGTCAGGAGACGCGGGAGCATCCTCTAATGTAATAGCAAGCTTGTTTAATACTTTTTGATATTCTCCAGAGTGTTGCATATAGATATCTTCGGGTTTGATATCTGCTACAATACCACTGTCTTTGAATAATGACCGAGTTTGCATTTCCGATACAACATGTGCAATAGCATTAAGTGCGTGTTGCTTTTGATCTGACGAACCCTCTAGCATAATTTGCTTATATGAATCTAGGGTCTTAATTACCTTACGATTAAGTTGTTGTCTATACGCAGCTTCTCTGGCAGCTCGTGGTCCGAATATACCTCCATCTTCTTCGAACGATTCTCCTGGAATGCCAGGACCCAAGTCTTCTCCATTTCCTACCATTACATCAATGGTAGCTTTAGGAGAACGTGGCTGAACTATTCCAGGTATTGCCGATGTTTCTGCTACAAGTATATTCTTCTTGACCAAGAACGCATCTATCTTCTCACGAAAACTCATTCCACTGAGTCCCCGCATTAGACGTAATCCACCGAAGTAAGCAGCTCCAACCAGTGTTACTCTGGAGCTGACTATATCTTCGACTATGTTATCGTCGTCGTCCTGATCAAAGTAATTATCAGCCATTAAATAGTTTGTTCTGTTTTAATAGGTGGTATATACCCATGCTCAATTGAGCAACGTATTCTTCTTCTAAGGGTATATTCATGTGATGTTCAACTACGTGTACCAGTTCATGTAGAAGTGCTTCCTCCTTCGCATCCTCTTGCATATCTTTAAAGATATAAATTGTTCTATCTATAAAATCAATTGTAGCAAAAGAACCTTCTCTCTTAGTTTCAACTATATCATCTTCAATTACTGTATAGGTCTGCGACATGAAACTGATCTTCTTCGGTAAAGCCATTAAAACTAACTCCTAGCGTGTACAGTATTTATGCTCGATGTTAGTGCTGCATTTCTATGCGTAGTTACTGTAACACGGGTTTGATTTAGTAGACCCGGTGCTATTGTTAGATGTACATTTCCTTCAAGATCCATTGCTTTTATAGCTTCCTGTAATGCATTTTTTATTTGTGCAGCAGTAAGCTGAGTCTCAGGTTGTATGCTCTCACCTGTAGTCTCGTCTATATTCAATGGACCGGGAGTGAATGGTGATCTTGCCATTCTACGACGTTGGTCCATCCACCCTAGATTGAAATCGTGTGCATCTAATCCTTCCTGATCTAAGGTTTTTACTTGGACATCTTCCATATTAACCATGGGATGCCAGCCCATCCAACCCTGCTTGGGTAAGTGATGGGTCCTAAAATAATCTGTGACCTCTTCGGCAGCCTCATCATCTGAGTGTCTCTGAGATCGCTTGAAATCCACTTGGTTCCACTTAGCTTTCAATGCTTCCGCAACTGCTGGTGGTACCATTTCAACTACTTCATTTCTCCTATCTGGATTTGTTTCTTTTATGAACGCATCCATGTAGGGTCTTTCTTTAGCAGGGAGAGCTCTATAGAAATGAGTCCAGCCATCCTTGCTCTGATCATACGGGTTAACTCCTGACATAGTCTCAGAAGCAACTGTCAACCAGTCCTTATTACCAGTTTGTTCGTATAGTCTCTTAGCTTTAGTGTATTGTAATTTATCAAAGTACTCTGAGAACTTTCTGTCTTTACGAACTGGTTCTGGTATCCATTTACTATCATCTACAGATTTATATGCTCCATGTGCACCACCCCAGATAGCACCAGCAATAGCTGCCATTCCACCGAACGCGTTACTACCAACCATAGCTGCAGTAGTACCCCAGTTAATAGCTCCACCAATTGGACTATCTTCTGCTGCCATACTTCTAAGAGTAGGCTCAATGAAATCACGTATAGGTGCATCCCAGAAAGAGGTTGATCTATTATATAGAACATTTCTTTCGTAGTGTTCTATAGGATCATATGTATTCAAAAACTTTCTATGTAACCATGTATCTCTATGTGCTAGCATTTCCCATGCACTACCAGCCATACGCGCAATTGGATTATATTCTGACGCAGCTTTCATGTGCTCGTTTTCACTTAGTAGGTCTATTTGTTCTCTAGGTAACAACAAGTCACCAGCACTACTGAATCGTTTAGGATAGAAATCAAATTGTCGTGCAACTGCTTTACGCATTCTTTTAATTTCTTCTAATTCTTCATGAGCAAATGGACCAAGTGATCCAGTAGCTATTTGCTGTTGTGCTCTAACAAGAGCTTCTTTAGCTTCTATAGAATAAGGAGCAACATCAGAAAGAATTCTAGCTCTATCCAACCACGAGTAAGCTTCACCTAAGTTGGCACCATGTCCTTCTCTCATCAGTTGTCTAGCACTTTCTCTAGATGCATGTAGTCTATTAATATCTCTTTGATATCTATTATAGTCGAATCCATACTCGAACGTTTTCATGTTCCATGGATTTTCTCTATCTACATATAGGATAGCACCTTCTTTTAAACCTAATGTTTTCAAGTAAAGGTTAAGCTGACTCTTATGTGCATCTTGCGCATCTACCATACGAGATAGTTTCTCAGTAGATGTACTCTTGATTTCAAGTACTTTCTTTCTGTTGCCATCTTTAATAATAGCATCAACGTGTCCAGAGATATCTGAATACGGATCGTATACCACAGCTTCAGCTTGTACTAATAGATTAAGTCTAGCAAGGTTCTGTTGTACAGCTCTGTGAAGCGCAGTACCTCTATCTAGAATATCTTCAGTAGCTCTAGTTAATGGCGAGTCCATTCCCAGGAAGAATCTTACCTGATCAGCATGTCCTGCACCGAACTTCGATGCACGCATAGGAAACGTAAAGTTTATAGTGTGCGCACTTTCGTAACCTCTACCAGGAAGTCTAAGTTCTCCCATTGGGATTTTTGTATTATGGGTAGCAACCCCAATAGCACAGAAGGTAGAAGATTCGGTCATGAATCCGTAGGTCTCAACTTCTGGTCCTTCTTCTATTTTATTTATTCTGAAGTAGAAGAATCCATCATCTTGGAACCAAGTAGTAGGTCCTTCTTGTCCATTAATATTAATTGAATAAGATGGCCCACTATTAATGTATCCTGAAGAATTTAGTTCTGATTCAATGGGTTTTTCTTTTCTTTCTACTACTGAAGCAACTATACCGAAACACATATATAATTTTCTTATTTGTAATGCGAGATTCTTGGACGCTGTAGTATGTCCTTTTCTGTGTCTTCTATTAGTTTCAAATTCGCATCCATCACCAAAGTGATACCCTTCTAAGAATTTTTCTACAAATTCTTTAGGCATAGAAAGAAGAACATCACTTAATATCTTAGTTCTTGCCCCTGTACCACATAACCATTCTAAGAAAATAGCCAATCCTTTATTACCTTTACCCATATAAACGAAGTTACCGTCTCCCTCTTTTATATTAGGGGATAGTCCTATATCTTCGTATGCTTTCTTCGCTCTTTCTAATTCATCTATGTGGTGAACTGTTCCTATATATGAGTTGGATTGTATCCAGCCTTCTGCACACCATAGTCCTGCAAAGAATCCTAGCTCAGGAGTAAGTCCTATATATCTATCCCATGAATGGTTGTTCTTAGAATATACTTTTTCGTCGTCAATTCTATACCAATCGTATATGGAACTAAGATCGCATTCATTTATATATTCATACAATTCAGGTTTTGGATATGCTACATAATCACCTACAGATAGCTCTTCTGCAGGAATAAATAAGCAACCATGATCTAACAATTCTTCATCAAATGGTTCGTAGTTTAGCACGGTAATAGGTTGCTTTCTTCCATAACTATTTATCTTTTTGTGCTTTTCTAATAATTTGAATGCATTACTAAGATAAGTATGAAAGTAGTCATATCCTGCTTTTTGTATTATATCTTTCTTCAAGTCTCCGTCTTCTGAACTTCTAAGAAGTTCGTTTGCTATTTTATACAATTCTACTCTTGCAGATCTATCTCTTCCCTTTACAAGTTTTCTAACTAAGTACGGATGATCGTATGTTGCAGTTGTAGGAAATGCAGGAAGGGTTGCTATTGTAATGGTGCGAGTAGGACTCTTATCTCTGGTAGCGGTTCTAACTATTTCAGTTCTATTGCCTTTTGCATCTATTAGAATTTCATTTGTTATCTCTCCAGCAGGAATAAATTGTAAATTACTCTCTACTAAAGTATTATATTCTAAGCAATATGGATCACCATACTTGAAGTCTTTATGGTAGGTATTCTCTGCTCCACCTGGTAACCACGATGGTTGTGTATTACGTATAGGATTCCATGCTTCTCGTGAATGAATATCATGAGGTATGAATCTTCTTATAAACTCAGTGATACCACCAAGACCACCAAGTTGCATGTCCCAGTACTGTCTTTGGTGTGATGTAATTGCACCAGCATTTGCAGTTACTGTACCATTAGTAAATGGAGCTCCACCAGTAAGTAGTCCTGTCTGCCATCCAATCAAACCTGCAGGTTGTTCGAATGCTCTATCAAATGTACTTCCTAATATTTGTCTGGATCCCTGTAGAGATTGAGGTGAACGTTTCCTCATCTCTAAGGAGTTATTTATAAAGTTCTGTCCAGTCTCTAGTTTCTGAGATGTGTTATGGAATTTAGGGCCCACACCTGCAGTACTATTAGGAACCCAACCAACGCCATCCATGAAGGAAGCATTAACTTCAGCAGGATGCATATTAACTTGGGGTTTCAACATCTGTCCAAGTGTACCAGCTATCAATGGACCTATAAATGGTATCTCTTCAAACATAGGAGCACTTTCTGGATAAGGTCTATCCATATAGTGTTCTCTTTCATAGTGATATGGATCAAGCAAATAGCCTACAGGGTTAGCTCCAATAAGGGGCCAGTCTGCATACAACCATTTCTCAAGCTTACCACCAAACTGTGAAGGTGTATTTCTATACTGACTACGTAGTCTCTGATACCAGTGTGGAGAGAAGTACTGAATCTTGGAACCTTCCCAAGGAGTACTGCCGAGTTCCCACCATCTACCTTTACGTATTGGTACAAGAGAATCACCAGAATATTCAGATCTAAGATCATCTGCACTCTTTGTAAGATCCCATTCACCAAACGAAGCTGCAGGTCCACCTGCAGTTAGTAGAGATATAAGTGTACCAATTCCAAGTCCTTTAACTCCAGCAATCGTAGTACCTATTACCGGTGCTGCAAATCCTCTAAGCATTCCTGCAAGAGGAGAAGTAACAGAACCAGGCATCAGTCCTTCCATGTACTGAGCAGCATCTGTAACTCCAGTTAAATCATACAGTTCTGCAACACCAAGTCTACCCTTAGCCCATAAATCACCAACTGCAACATTAAGACCTTGACCAAGTGCAGTCTTGTCAAACATTGGATTTACATCAAAGAATGTATCTGCAGTATTCCAACCTACCATAGCAGCGGCTGCCATACCACTAAGTCTCATGAAGTGACCAGCTAGTTGTCCAGGAGTTTGTCTTCTCGTAGGATCATATGCCATTCCTAGAATATGACCTACAGATGAGAACCTATCCATCAGATAGAATGGTATTGCTCCCTCTGTAGTAAGAGGTTCTCCGGGTTTAGGTAAGAATGTTTTTCTTACTGTCTTAGCTCCAGGTAACCAGCGAGCAAGTAATACGTTAGGAGTAGATTCGTCTCCCCATGCAGTAAACTCATCGCCCAATCTATCGAGACGCGGACGTGCGAATCTAGAATACAATTCACCGAATGATCTAAATGTTTCCTTCTGATGTTTTTCTTGTAACCATTTTAGTGGATTACTTGGTACATCTCCAGGACTCTTAGCCTTTTCCAGTGCATCTATTATATTTACATCTTCATTTATCTTGCTCCACTCAAGTCCTTTCTTAGTGAACCTGAGCATTGTTGCTTCTCTATCTCCAATTATCTGCTTCTTCTGCAGATGCTTTACCATATCATTAAATCTAGAACCACCTGCTTTCCCTTGCGATCTATAGATAGTTTCATGTATAAGGAAATTACGTAGTTCATCTGCACCAGTAAGATCAGCTTTATGCGAACCCATTAAAGATCTAGGGTAGTGAGTTGCAGTCTCAGATAACGTTCTATCAAAGTCAGCCATCTCATACTTAGATGTAATACTGGTTACTTTCTTAGCCCACCAATTCTTCTTGCGACCTGAAGGCATACCCGCTAGTAATGATTTAGATGCACTTACTAGATCTTCGTCACCAAGATTCCATAGTTCTTTTAATGGAAGTTCTCCTTGTCTACCTTTAACTGCAAAAGTCATCCATGGCTTACCCCCGGATGTACTTTTGGAGAACGCTTCTCTTACTCCTGCTCTTGAGAATACATTATAACTAGCCGTTCCACCTTCTTTAAATAGACTATCAAGTTCTCCAATAGCAATAGACATATCTTTCGCACTAATTTTACCAGTTTTAAAACCACTAATTTTAGTTTGAAAGAATCCAAGGTTACTATTATCACCAAGTATATGTCTAGGAGACTGACGCGAGAACCCATGAGTATAGAAGTCTACTACGTTACCAATTAATCCTCTAGCAAATCCACCAACCTCAGCCCATCTCTTTACTCCTTCCCATGTATTACCGTCACCTGCCTTAAGAGTTTCAGGTTCTTGTGTGAACAACCCTAGTAACTGGTGATTCATCTTAGAAATTCTTGAATGTCTAGCTTTATCTATACCTGTGAAATCCAACATCGGAGTTTGTGTTGATTCATCAAAGTATGGATTACTCTTGTATGTCATATGTCCAGTGGCAAAGTCCATCTCATCTGGCTGTCTTAACGCATTAATAAGTTTACCGCCCCTTCTTCTATAGAGCTGTCCCATCATGAAGAAGGCATCCTCATTCTTGCCACCGGATACTACTTGTCCCGTCGCCGATCCAGGCATTGGGATTGCGTATCCTTCGTGCTCACCGAGTTTGTGTACCTTTGGCATTCTACCATATGGCCCTGAGAAGGCATCAATGAGAGAATGCACACCTGCCGAGAAGATCTTACCAATACCGGCCTTGGGTCCGAAGAAAGGAAGACCAAATTTAATTTTTTCTATAGGTTGTAATAGCTGCTTTGAGAGAGCAGCGAATCTCCATTGATGCGTATCAATTAAAGCTTGACCTCCAGGACCATCTGCAGTAAACACGCCACTACCCAAGAAGAACTTTGTTGCTCCTTCGTGTTGTGGTACATTCAGTTTACTAAGACCCTTCGCTATATGCGGATAGTTATTCTGCAGATCTTTCCAACGAGGGTGATCCTTTGTTATATATGCTTGGTCAAGTCCAAGTACTCTAGAAAGGAATCCACTTTTAGTCGGTATTGTGTACTGAGCTAAAGTTTCTTGCGCAATAGCTTGAGTAATCTTGTCAGCACCAGAACCATATATCTTACTTGCATCTGGATCCAGTATTTGATTCAGCGTTTCCATCTGCTGAGTCTGTGGTCCGAAATCTCTAGACTGTGTTTCAGTGAGAGGACCCATTGGGAAATTCTTAGGATAGCTTTCTTCTGCTTGCTTGTGCATGCTAGCCATGCGCTGACGATATCTAAGTCTAAATCTATTAGACATTCGTTGTGCAGTTTCTTTAGCTCTTTCCCCTATTCCACTTTTAATGGGTTCAAATTTTACACCAGTAGCTTTATTAACAAAGAACAACGGATCTCTATTAGATAGTTCAGACATACTCTGACCAATAGCATCAATTGTTGCACTTATTCTACCAGTAATTCCACCTACGGTTAACTTGTCTTTGAATGCATGGGGAGATAACTGATTAGCCATCCAGTCTTTTATGCGTGAGTTCCATCCAGTATTAACAAGAGCTGTCTTTGTCGCATGTTCCGCTCCAGCTTTAAGGAGAGGAATACCGTGCTTCGTAACACCACCAAATGCCATATCTGTAGGTAGAAAGGACGCAGTGAACTTTGCATAGTCCCATACGTTACCAGTTATATTCCACCAAGCCGGAGCTGGATCTCTATCCTGATCACTTTCGAATATACCAAATGCTCTATCTGTTAAATATACTGCAGGAGAAGCTTGCATGTATTTAGACATGTACTTCTCAGTAGATCCTACTACTCTAGACGTAAGTGAGTTAGGTGCGAAGTATTCCTTGATCGCAGTAGTTCTTTGCGTGTATGAACCAGTAACTCCACCTGTCTGCTCTCTCCATGCATTTAAAGCTGCACGGGGGCCCTCCATCTTCTTTCTATAGGCTGCAGCATATGATGAGTTAGCTACTCTAGGATGATCTCTTAGAAGGGCTCCCATTCCCTTTACTGGCTCGCCTGTTGCTGCCGATCTCCCTACAGCACGTCGTGCTTGCATTCCTAGGGCTCTTACGTCAGCAGCTATCCTCCTACCTCCCGCAAAGCCAGAAGATGCGTTACGAATAGATCTAGCAATCCCCTCAAGTGCGCTACTCTTACCTGCACCTGCAGCAACTCTAGTAAGACCTGACCCAATGGTGCGAGTTAGCTTCTGTATTCCCATCATACCAAAATGGAAACCAGCCATAGACGCACCAATACCAAGAAGAGTCCCCGTTAAGGAACTCTCTTGTTCGGGTTCATACCCTTGGTCTTCTAGATTATTGCGTATGTCATCGTATTCAGCCACTTATTATCACCTTACAAAACTGTCATCATAGTCTGCACTGCTATTTAGTTGATTGCTCGTATCTGTTCCTGCGTTTCCCGATGATAAATCTATGCTAAGACCTATAGCTTCTTTAGGTGTACCGTCTGGATTCTCATATACTTTCTTTCTGTTTTCCTCTCGGACATCGTCTTCGTATTCTTCGTCATCTTCAGGTACTGGATCCCAAGGAGCAGGATCACCCACATCATATATAGAAGAAACTGTTAGATGATATACTGCTACCATATTACCTTCTTCTTGTATATCAAGTTCCATATCAGAAACACTGCAGCCTCTGAGCTCCATCAATAACAATCCAGGGTTGATGAACTGTTCTGATGTCGTGAAACTTATATCACAGATACCTCCGTACTTATTAATAAGGGAAAGGAATTGCAACTTGCACGCAACTAGTTTCGTTTCAATCATTGTAACATTAATCTGTTTGGCTACTACGTTATACTTAATTTGTATTCCCATGGGATTCATCGTATGAATATTCTGTGCGAATCTCACGTTAGTATCTATTTCTGATGCATCAACTCCATATAGAGAACCAGGGGTACTCAGGAAGTCACTCATGTAGTTATCCTCTTATATCTTACCTGCTAGGGCATCTGATAGAGCGTCCGTAGACACTGCCATATTGTGATCTTGATCTGCTGACAACTTGTCAGGATCCATATTAAATTTCTTTGCATTGATATCTGTAGGGCTTCTAGGATGATCCATAGGAGCCTGATTCATAGTCCTATCTTTCTGTCTATTCATTCTTCTGAAGAGCTGAGGAGTAATAATCTCCTTGCCCTGTATACTTTCTGCCATAGCAAGAAGCTTCAGTAACTTAGGGACAGGTTTCTTCTCTAAGTCATCAGGAGTATATGTTGGGAATGCAGAACAAATATTAGCTATGATAAAGTTCAAACTATCAGTTGCTATCTCTTCTCTCGCTTTCTTCATATTGAACAGCAGTTCGTCTGGACTCTTTAATCCAGATTCACTTACTATAAGTTCAGCAAGATCAGATGCACCAAAATCTAGTTGTTCATAATCTATAGGTACAGGATCAAGAACACATATACTACATACAATGTCTTCCATATCTGATGAGTCTATAGATCCGGGATGCATGATCAGTCTATAGTCCTCAGGAGATAGGAGTCTGAAAGTATATTCTACAGTGTTTATTTCTTGAACCAGTATTGTGCCGTATTCTCGTTTAGCTTTGAATAGGTCTTCTGGACTAAGCATCTTAGAGTCTCATTGCGGGTGTGAGTGTGTCTCCACCTGAAACATCCATAATAAGGGAAGAGAGAGTATCCGGCATTAGTGCGGGTTCGTCTGCCCAAAAGAGAGGATCATGAGCGGCTTGAGGATGTAGTGTGCCGTATGATGCAATGTATTCGTTCTGATCATCGGGATCCACAACTTTAGCTTGTGAGAAATGACCCTTGATATTTCGTTTCCATTCGTTTCTACGTATAACACGGTAAACGAATATAACTCCGTGTTCAATACCAGGAACGATAAATGATGTCCAGCCTACATCTGCATATTGTTCTTTCCATGCAGCAACCATTTCAGGAGTAATTTGATTCTGCGCAAAGAGCTCGTCTCTCGCATCATCCATCTCCTTACGTAGTCTAGCTTCCTCTCTTTCCTGAGGACTCATCTTTGCTAGTTCATCATCTGTAAATGTTGGTGGTTCAATCTGTGGTACTTCTGTTGTCTCTTCTAGTGGTATCTCTGACATTAAGTAATTCTCCTATCTATCTTGATGTGGTCACCAGCGTCCTCCCATTTCATCCTATAGTCCTGGAGTCTGAAAGTATGTTTTTCTCTCCTGGTGAGCGCCTTCATCTAATTCTAATTGACCTCCGTCAAATATCCATCTTTTTACGGAGCTAACTTGTCTCATTTCTGCTGATAACCAGTTATCTCTCATCAGAACAAATCTCATACAGTCAGCAATTGTTGCTTGTCCTATTATCTGCAAACGCGTAGCAAGATATTCCTGGTCTCCCATTGATGGAGTAAATGTACCAAACATAAGTTCTTGATATAGTGCAGGTTGATCTCGGGTATACTCTTTAAGTTTAGGATGTATACGTGTGGGTCCTCGGGGCATCGCCTGTAGTACATACGTCTTTCTTGATATGTCCGGTGGAACCAACTTAGTTATACCATTAAGGTAATTTTCTATCTCTTCATATCCTCCTCTGAATGTAGTCGATCCATTTTCATCAGTAATGAGAATGGGGGCATCTCTGAATGCTTCAACCGTTATACCTTCAACTAGTTCAGGTTCGTATGCTTCTGTGGTACCATCATCTTGATTCTGATTGATAGGAACAGTAGAGCTCCCAGGTCCCTTCCGTGTTGTTATTGATGGAGTAAAGGAATATTGTCCTACACTTTCATCCGCTCCTCTAGCGAAGAATGAGTATCTCTCATAGATAGGTTGTCCTGTACTATCGAGTATTCTCTCATCCGAAGTGATGTGAACATCTATAATAGACTTAACAGTACTTGGTGCCTTGGAGTTATTTACATCTCCAAATGTCATCATGATGTTAAATCCGTTTTCAATAAATCTTCTACCATTAGGACCATTGAATATATCAAATTCATCTGCCCTTGGTAATCTATCTTCTTTAGTTTTATTTTGATTCCATATTGCATTTTCGAATTGATCTGTCAGATCTTTAAAACTTCTACCACCTTGATCTGCTGCTTCAGTAAGTACCTGATTTGCAGTAAGTGATGTAACAGTTATTGCTGCTTCATCTTCACCTACGTTATTAGTCTTAGGTGTTGTAGTGATTCTCATTCCAGGATTACGAGATGGATCTATTGGCAGTGCACGAATAGCATCAAACTTCTTTTGTCCATTCCTTTTGACCCCAGATAGAGCATTCTCTACATATTCTCTACCTCTTTGTCCATCTTTCATTGCAGCCATAACAGCATGCAAGTAACCTACTTCTTTAAAGGGTATCATGAATGCGCCCTGTATTATATACTGTCCTTTAGACACTGCATCGAATTGCTCTGAAGCATATCCGTATACTGGTCTCTTAGTAGAGTTACCTCTCCATTCTATAGATGTTACATCATCCACAAGTATATGTCCAAAGTATACTCTGGCTTGTGCTCCACTAAAGAATTCATTATCTCTATATGGTTGAAGCATTTACAACTCCTTAGCTCTAAAGAAATCGAATGGATTGTCCTTGAAGGATCTCGAAGGATCAGTTATAGTTCTATATCTAACTTCTGATTTTCTTTCATCTCTACGTGTAGTTACTTCATCAACCTCACGTTGCTTTGCTGCTATCTCATTACTCAATGAAGTTTGAAGTGCGAATATATCATTTCTATTCTCAATGGTAAAACCAATTCCAGCCATCTCTGCTTGTGCATCAGCTATTTTGTAGATCATCAAGTCCAATTGTACTTGTATCTCTATTACTTTATTAAGCTGTTGCTGCATAGCTGCAAGAGACGCGGATGTATCATTTATAGTACCATCAAGATTAGCAAGTAAGTGATCCTCACTGAATGTTGAACCATTGAATATACCTGCTGAGAATGGAGTGACTCTTGTATTCGCACCACCGGGTGAACCAGTAACCGGAGTCATCATCTCGATGTCTCTCGCTACGAACTGCATTACATTTTCTATGTATAGATCATTGACACCATGAGTCTGTCCTTCATCTACTATCTCCACACCATAAAGTCGCATGACTGCTCCTTTGAATTGGTTGGGTAGTCCGGGTGCATTTCTATTGGGTACTTCATGAAAGTATGTAATTGTTATATCAAATGGGGGTAGTTGGTCGGGAACTACTGTAGTCATCAAGTCATCTGAACCTGATTCAAAATCATATATATCTGCTAGTTGACTAAGTGCATATGTGTCAAACACTGTCCACACCAATGTACCAGCTATAGTTCTGCCGCCTCTAGTATAGCTTCTGGCATACGTTCTACCAAGTGTACGTACAGGATGCTTCTCTCTATGTGTGGAGTAGGATAGTGTAGTTATGTTACCGAGCTCTAGTACCTTGTCCCCTGTAGTAATAACAGGAACAATATCGCAACCAGAGAACACAGTTACTTCTGGTTCTACTGCAGGCTTTGGTTCTGTTGTAGGTTCTGTTGTAGGTGCTGGAGTTCCGTTTGGCTGTCTTCCAAGACTCTGTTCAGCTAGTCCTTGTTCTACTGCTTGATTAAATGCTAATCCTTGTTCTTTTCTTCTTTGGGTTTGTGCGTCTAAACTGTCTCCTGCCGTTTTATCAAATAGTAATCCTGCTCTTTGTTGTAGTAAATCATTTTGCAATTCAGTGGCATCATTATCAATAGTTAAATTAAAGCTAGCTATTTCTAATTGAACTTCTTTTCTTCTTAGTTTTAGTGCATCTAACCTGCCTTGTGCCTGGTCATATTGAAATGAATCGGGTGGAAAGCCGTAATCTCGTTGCGTAATTGTTGTCTGAAGTCTTTGTATATCACTATTAATTTGTTCTATTTCTTTCTTACGTGTATTTAGTTCATTATCTATTGAAGAATTAAGCTGTGCTATTATTTTAGCAAGCTCGTCTCTTGCTTCATCTATCTGATCCTTAACAACAAATGCGCGATCTGATTCCCCAGTCGTATCTAATCTACGACGTAGGATTTCATCTTTACGTATTTGCTCTTGGAGAGCTTCAGCTTGTTGTTGTAACGTTTGTCTATATGACATATAGGAGGGGGAAATGGGGGCTCCGAAGAACCCCCATTTGGTTTAAGTTGTTGGTACGTTCTGTGCCGTATTAGTTCCTCTAGCATTCTCCAATGTCTTCCAGTCGATGATGGATCTTGCAACGAATGTCATCTGACTTTCAATTACAATGTCATCAACTGAAACACCTGAACCTTGGTTCAAGAGTTCTACTCCCAGGATCTGCATGAACATTCTAGTTCCAAGTTCATTTTCTCCTGACAGTACAATGTCGAATGGGGGCATCTGATCAACGTAGTTAACATTTCTTAAGTCCTTGTGGAACAATGTACCTTGCGGTCCAATCTGTCCACCAGCAGCTTCCAACAATCCTGCTGCATCCTCTCTTGCTATATCACTGCCTCTTGATGCAGAGAATTCTCCAGGAGAAGCAACATCTGTGAATTTAGCAAAGTACTTGGCATGTCTAGGTTGATTCTTATCCGTTAGATTGCTTAGAGCAGATCTATCGAAAATCGTAAAGACAAGAGAGCCTGCGATACCTCTCTTACCTCTTGAGTATCCTCGTGGATCAACAGATCCCATCGTATAGATAGGAGCCTTCTCACGAGTCACTGAGTACGATATACCCATTAAGTTACCAATAGGGCGACCATCTAATACAGCTTGTATATCAGTTCCAGCGAAACTAGTATACGTAGATGTATAAGTGTTATCGAGTAAATCGGTGGCTTGCGCCATTGATAGTCACCTTCCTTGGAAAAGGGGTAGGTAGTTAGCCTACCCCTTTTATTTAAATTGTGTCTTGGATGTGTACGGTTGCACGAATTTCAGAAATCTCTCCAACTAGTACTAGAGAAAGATCTATATCAAGAAGACCCTGTGCACGCATCTGTGGAGTAGTTATGATGCTGAAGTCATAACCTAGAAGCGTTACTCCGATCATCTGTTTCAAGCCAGAGTTGATAGCTGTTTGCATAGCGACCTGTGCAGCGTTCGTGTTTGCACTACCGATAAACGGAGTGGCTGCAGCACGTACTATGTTCATAACTGTTCGCACAACTCTTGTTGCCCATTCGTTCTCATACTTAGAACCTACAGCAGCAGTGGTTATACCCTTGACGATAACGTACTCGTTAGGATTACCAATACTTGGTTTCGCAACAACTAATCTTCCACCTATCATGTCCAGAAGTTGTCTTCTTGACAATGGGAACCTCAAGAGGCTCGTACTTCTAAGTGGTTGATTTGTAGCTGCTCTTGTTATGTCCAAGCTAGCCAATAGACCAGCGTAGATTGCTTGACCGTTTGCAGCATACGTAATTCCCTCGAACTTGTTACCGATAATTGGTTCAAATGCTACAACAGATATCAGTCTTTCGTCGAAGTCCCCTATGATGTTAGCTGATCTGGTAAGATCTCCAGGGAGTTGCAATGTAAGTTCCTCAACCCAAGCATTGATTATCTTCGGATCAGTTGAAGTAGGTGAATCTACACCCATGATGACCTGAGTCTCATCAACATTTTGTGTCAAGTTATTGACCAGAGTTTTCAGTATTCCATGATAGTCTGCTGAAACTTCTTGATCAAGTCCGGTACGCTCGTTCGGTATTGTCTTCTTGGTATTAATGTTAACTCCCATTGGTACAATAAAGTCCACAGCGTAGTTCTCTATAGCTTCTGTTGTATCCTCAAGCTGAGTATACAGTGCAGATGCTGATAGTTCATTTCCATTTGAACCTCCACCCAATGACTTGAATGAGGTCAGGTTTGGAAATTCTGGGAGATAAGTGTAATCCACACCAATGATGGTGTCTAGATTATCTACCAGACCTGAAGGATCTGCAGGACCAGGTTGGTTACCCGCATCCAGGAATCTAATTGTAGAATATGTATCCGAACTTGTAGGCGTTCCAACTCTTCCTACAGGATCTGAAATTATATCTACCTGTGATCCAATTTCATAATCAGTTATCTTTCTGTAACGAACTTCTACATCAGAAGGTAATGTTCCACCAAACGTAATGTTCTGTCCACTAATAAAGTATCTTCTCCACTTATCCCAGGCTGCCGATGTTGCAGTAGCTGTTGCTAGTGTTGATGATTCTGAAATTGTGTGAGGAATACTCTTATATGTTACAAAGAGATCCACACCTGCTGGAGGAGCTGTAGTAAATGCAACGTTTCCTCTTGGTGTTCCGAATTCTGTGACAGTTGCTGCTGCAGCATCCCATGCAATTGTATATTCCGTACGTGGTCTACCAACAGTATCAGTGTCATACATTACTTCAAAACTACCTGAAGCGGTAACTGTTGCTCCGTCCCAGTTCTTAAGTCTTGTATCTGTTTCAATAAGATTTCCAATCAACTCTGGGGTTTCTGTTGCTGTATACCCAGTAGTTGTAGTCGTGATAATTTGTTGTCCTGAAACAACAGCCTTACCTACTAGACTATTAAGAACAGGATTACCATCATCTATACATTGAGCTGCATCCCAGTGGAAGGTAGTTGTTGAACCATCACCAGTACCAATATATAGTCCTTCGATAACCTGTCTTACTTCACTTACTGCAGTTGTACCAGATGGTCCATATGAGAAATCTCCATCCAATACTCCACCAGACGTTACATAATCTTTCAATGCTGTCAGTGAATTGTATCCGGATCTATCTGCCATATTCAATGGAGTATTAACGAGAGCTGCAGAACTTCCTCCAGCTACTCGAAGTCTTTCTTTTCCACCATCGGCAATAGAATATACTCTGTTTAATTTCTGTATGTTATTACCAGATGTTACTCCACCGGAAGGTGCAGCATTATCTAGCCAGTTATTTGCATATATCGAAGATCCACCTGCTCCATCGGGATCATACGCATTTGCAAATGGAAGTGTTCTATCTGCAAGAGTAATTGAATGTCTTCCAGTAGAATCTTGATACACACCTGATGCTCTAGGTAAACCGGATGAAGTATCATATCTTACTGCCATTTCAAATCTTGCTGTGAGTTCCCTATACTCAGCTACTACTATATCATTCAGGTTAGGGTCGGCATTGATAGCTGTAACAAGATCAGCTACGTTATGTACGTCTGCTTGCACATTATCTCTATCAGGATCGTAGTCGAACCTTGATGTAATACCAGTCTTCGGATTGTAGATCTCAATGTTTTGTCCATCTCTAAAACCTATTGATATGTGGTTATACACATCGCCAGGCTGTCTAGCTGTTAGTAACAAAGCATATGCTTCGGCATCTGCAGATTCTGCAGTTATACCAGATCCATCCGTTTCAGATATTTCAAGATTTGCTTTTACTCCACCGTCAAGTCTTAATCCACGCACATCTACTATCGCGGAACCTGCACCGATGAATACTTCTTCGATCCCTCTAATAAGTGAGCCACCAGAGTAATTACCCCAGATTGCTTTAGCTTCTTCGACATTTCTAATAGCAACCGGAACATTAGGTGGGCCATCTACTGCCGTACCGATAACCAAGACAGAAGGAGCTCCTTGCAACTGCTGACGCGGCTGTGAGAAGTCTGTGTCCTTCCAAATTGAACTTACCCCTGGAAGATTTGCCAAGGTTAATCGCCTCCTTGGTAAAAGGAATATCTTATTCCTTGTACGACTATGTTAAGAGGATTTAGCATTAAGTTGTCTCCTTAATCCTTTCCTTTACACGAGTTGCCCAGTCAGGATAACTATCTTGACTGCGCAGTTCTTCTAATGCAATTCTTATACTTTTGAGTTTCTCTACCAATTCGTAAGTAACTTCTTCGCTCATAATATAATACTGCACGGACCTTGCTATGATACCATTCCTGAATTTAAGCAGGAACTCATCTCGTAGTCTTCTTTCAAAGTACCATCTTGATACACCGTACTTCTTCAGAGTTCCTACATGAAGCGTCATAGTTTTCATAAATTCAGTAACTAGTCTTTCAGCTTCAAAGTTCGTTTTTGCAAAACAATCAAACTGTATAATACTTTCAAACCTTTGACCGTATGTTACTATTTCTGTTTCTGGTACTTCTAAACCCAACGCAACTTCTTCGTTGTTGGGAATACTTGTTTCCCTCAGTCTCGGTGTCAGTTCTTTACGTGCACCGAACTTGTTACCACTTGTTGACCCAGGACTCATTCTAATAACTGACCATGCTATGGTCTTGTCTGGCATCTGAGGAGCGTCTTCTGTATCTCTAATTAATAGAGAATCAACAAGGTAGTCGGGATATGCTGGTGTAAAAACAATGTCAGAATGTTCCAAATGTAAAATCTGATATATAAGGATCATTGCATCTTCTATAGTGGCAGGTTTCTCCGATCTCCTCATTAAAGTTGGGTGTTCCCAATCTTCAAAATTACTAGGATCGATATCATCTATAGTTGCCGATCTATATTCTTTTGGTGTATCTGCCATTATTGTCTACCTATAACTTCTATTCCACATATACATGCGTAGAATTCAATTCTTCCACCATCACTTCTGAACGGTTCTACTAGATTTATATTCCATGCTTGTAGATATGGTGGTTCTATTCCTGTGGGTTCATCTACTCCTTCGTATGCTATTTCATATATTAAGTCAGACTGTTTAGGAGCTACATTGTGTGCAAGATAAAACTGTCTATATACCACTGGAATATTACCTAAGGGTGTCTCTTGTTCTACTTTGAACCTAGACGCTGTTACTGTCAATGCTCTTTTATTAGTTCTTACTAGTTCATCTTCGAACGGATAGGACTGACCTCCCACTCCTTCACCAGTAGGTTTGTAATAACTTCCCTTCCCGGTTGTTCTATTATAGCTATCTGAATTCTGCGATGTATCGAATCTTCTATATACTACCCAGTAACCGTGACCTTGATTATCCTGGTCACCATTTACAAAGCAATCGAATTCATCGCGGAGATCGATTCCTCTATCTCGGGATCCAAATCTATCAACCTTGATTGTATCTTCTGTTTCTTTTCTAAATAGATCTAATGCCATGATCAACTCGGATAGTTATTTACGGTGTACGTATATTCTCCCCAATGTAATCTTACTGGTAATTGCATTCCACCTAACCACTTCTCGATAAGTTGTCTTCTACCATTACTATCTCTTATTGAAGCGGGGCCCTCACATATGTAAGTGTCTCCCATATCCAATAATCTTGAGTGTTGTGGGAATCCATATTTGCCTCTTGTAGCAACCAATGGTTTAACTCTTCTTCCACCAGTTCTAATAAGACCCATTGCTTCTTTTGCGCATGCTTGTAGATGTTCAATTGTATCATCAAGTAATGCTTTAACTGATGTTACGTCTGCATCTATAGAAAGATCACCTAAGTGTTTCTCTCCAGCCTTCAATGCCATAGCTGAAAATTCCTGACGTATTACATCTACTGCTGTCTGACATGTCACGTAGTCAGTTACATAGTAGGGAACCGGACTATAGACTGTGCCACCATTAAATACAGTGATCTGTCTTGAGTGCTGTAATGCTACTCTACGAATTGTATCGTCAGGAATGTGTTGAACGAAAGGACCAGCAAACAATCTCACAAGTACATCAGTGGTATACATTGGATAAAACTCGGTCATGAATGACATAGTTTCATCTGCTAGAGTTGGAGCAAAGCCCGAAGCTGTTGCACCAGCTTTCAATGTTACTGTATACTCTGCATTGTTTGCAAAGAATGTATCTGTTCTAACTGCACCTGTAGGTAATGCACAATGTATAGCGTTTCCAGATGCGGTAATAAAGTAACCAGAAGGACCACTAATATGATCACCAGTTAAGGTGTATCCAAGTACATCTACTCCCTCTATACCAAAATAGCCCGAAAGGTCAGCAAAGGTACCTGAAGGTGAACCATTTAATACTATTTCTAATGATCTTACATTAGTAGTTATTTTCTCGTCGCCATGTTCTATGATGCCACTAGCGTTTGTTAATAGTGTATTCCATAGAGTAGGAGTTCTCGTTACTGTTGCAGCAGCAGTTCCTGCTGCCCATTCAATTTCTGTCCCTGCTACTAGTTCAGTGTTCGATGTTGTAAAGTGCCAAACAAATGGATCAAGAAGATAATTTCCATCGCTATCTTTAATTCCCGGAGTAGGTACTGTTACCCTATATCTTGTTAGGATCTGTAGATTAGACTCTGGAACCCAAACTACTTGAGTCTGATTACCAGAAGTACTAATAACACCTTCAGGTACATCTAACGATCCATCATCCTCAACAATTGTGAGGGTAAGGGGATTGATAGATGCCTTGTCAATTTTCTCGTTAAACTCTACAAGTATATTAGAGTTAACAGGAACAAGGTGTCCACTAGGAGAATGATCTATAACATGGAAAGGTGTTGCCACTATTTACGGGACCCCTTTTTCTTTTTGATGTCTTTGATGGTTGCTTTACGTATCTTCTGCTTATGTACTGATGCCATTTATTGCACCGATGTTAGAACTTCGTCAGCCTCGTTTGTGAAATCTGCATTTACTCCTTTTTCGACACGCGCATGCTTTTCAATTGCATCTATAAGCTTATCTTTTTCTACTGGAGTAAGCTCTCTACCTTCTTTCTCTGAAATACCAATTACCTCTAATGCTTGCACGATTGCATCTACTACAGCGACCCTAGGCTTCAATGCCTTGTTCTGTCCAGTAGTTTCCAACGCGTATAGAACCTTCAATGGAATTTTTGCTACTCGTGGAGTATTAAGGATTTGCTTTACGTAAGCGAGTACTTGCTTTTCAGTAGTTTCTCTTGCGTGCAGGAATTGATACTGTGGACTATCAGATAGATCGAGTTGATATTCTTCTATCATCATAGGCTCTGGAAGTGACGGATCATATACTTCTATTTGACCTGCACCTATCAGAGTCTGTAACTTTTGTTTCTGTATATCTTCTAACTTAGTCTTATCGAGTATAGCAGTAGTTTTGTTGACTAGAGCATTTAGTTCCAACCCTATTGCAGGATTTAGAAGCATCTGTGCTTTCTTCAAACGTATGTGTACTTGATTTGACTGATCTACTTCTGCTTCTTCTACTTCTACTGTCTTAGTACTAGTACCTCTAGCCATATTGTCCTCACAGTAGCGGGGCTAGCTTTATTGACTAGCCCCACTACTATTTGTTTATATAAAGTCAGTTGACGCCAATGCTGCCAGCGTAACGGAGTTAGTGTTATCGAATACGTAGTTTCTGTCAAGAATTACGTTCTTAGCAAGTGCTACGCCCTTGCCTTGCTCGATAGGCATAAATCCGTATCTTTCACGGAGTTTCAGTCCGTGCATATCTGCGAGTGGTTTGTCGAACTCTTCGATATTCAGTGACTCTCTATTAATCAGAACACCTGTTGCGCTAGCATCTACCATTGCGATAGCTGTAGAAGGAAGACCTGCTGCTGCAGCGAGGTTTCCGCCAGTAGCATCATAAGCCATCCAAGGTGTAACGATCATTGTCAGAGGTGAAGGAAGTCCCTTAGGTGGGATGTTATGTGTATTACCCAATGGGTTCAGAGTATTCAAGAATGCGTTAGCACCATTTCTACCCTGTACGTTTGTTGGATCTAGGTTTTTATTATATTCGCCAGTTGCAGTAGTACGCTGTCCCATTCCGTTGAATTCAGTAGGCCAACCGCCACCTGCTGCACCTGCTGGAATTCTGTTAGAAGAAAGAACTTCTCCTGACATAACGATTTCTCTGATCTCGGGATCCGTAAGGAACATAGTCCAAGCTAGAGGATGTGTAATCCAGTGTGAAGGAGAGAAGCCGCGAGTTACCAAGTATGCATAAAGCTGGAATACATCATTCAGCGTCATGCTACCATTCTGGTCACCAGCAACGTTTCTACCAGTGCATGAACCTTCGATTGATGTCTGACCTGTGTCGTTATCAAAGACAACGATACCCATCTCATCAAGAAGCTTCAAGCCCTTCAGCTCTTTGTGTCTCGCGAAAGCACGACCTGCTGCTCTCAACCAAAGACCAATAACATCAAATTGAGTGTCCTCAATCATCTCGTCGGTAAAGTGAATCTGTATACCAACTTTGTCAACATTTGTTGCTATGATAGAACCCTCACCCATGTCTGGGAAGGCTTCAGGATATTCGGATCCTTCGGGAATGTCAGCGACAGTCATAGCACCGATGGAACCAATCTGTACTTGTCTACCTCTGTCAAGTTCCATGCTTTGGAAAATGTTATTTACCACAACCGCAGCAGGTTCAAGAGCTTCGCGTACAATAGTTGTTACAACCGTAGGGATGAATCTATTAACTTCACCTGTAGTAAGAGCATCCTTCAAGTTCATTGTTACAAACTTGTCGTTATCCTCGTCATAGGCAACACCATTGTTCACAAAGGCTGAGTGTAGATCTTCTATGCGCTGTAGATCCGATGGGTCCATACTGCTCCCATCGGGCAGCTTTAAGTCTCTAATTCTCAAGGTTAAACAGCCTCCTTAGTCGGATGGTGCTAGGTTAGTCCCCAGCACCAATCCGTGTTTATTTAAGCTACATCGACCTGGATTCTTGCGGAACCGATAGCACCGCTTTGTACCATGTCTTTGATGTTCTTTGCAGAAGAACCAAGACTCAAACCTACGAGTGCGTCCTCTGCGAAATTATAAATGTAAGCAGGAATACCATTTGTTTCTGTACCCTGAAGTCCAGAACCAGGATAGGTATCTACAGCCTGCAGTTGATCTTTCGGAAATCTTGCTTCTGTGAATAGAAGTCTACCCACAGTCTGATTTGTGATCGATGCAGAAGCTGCTGAACCGTGAGGTACAAACTTACCGTATGCATCGGATGTCAAAATCTTACCGGCACGCCCATCATAAATGTTAGCAGTACTATCAAAGTAAAAGAAGCCGTGCTTCTTGTAAACCGCTTCGTAACCATCTTCTGTTGAAGCAGAAGGATCACTTGTAACAGTTGCTGCTGCGAAATTAGTAAGCGTCTGTGGTGTAGTATCGCCAAAATCAGCATATGGAAGATCGATCAATCCATCTGCAAGGATACCGTACTGGCTAGCCCATAGATTATAGTTCAAACTCTTACCACGAATATCCTGCATTACGTCCATGAAGGCTACGCCAGCAGGCATATTAATTGGAGTATCAATGAAGTCTGCTGCAGTTGCGAGTGTATTGCTGGCATCTGGAAGTACTGTACCTGCAGTTACATCGTCTGCACTGTATTCATATCTAACTGCTGCTCCACCGTTTGCTGGAATCAAAAGTCCTGCTGCTGACTCGTGATAACCCCAGAAACTTGTATCGATGTTAAGTGCTGTATATGCTGCTCCAGCTACTGTCTCATCATCAAAAACAGGAATGTTACCTGATGCTTCGATATCTGGAATACCACCAGAGATACCTGTTTCTGCTGTTGCTGTAGTCTGATTTGTAATCAAACTAACAATTGTACCTTTTGTAATTACTACCCAGTCTCCGGTCTCAGTATCCTGCCACTGGACAGGAAGAGCTTTCCATGGATAGAAGGCACCAGCCGGACGCATACCACCCTGAGCAGATTGCTCTAGCTCTCTACGGAGTGGGGATGTGTTATACTTAGAAGGGTTACTTCTAATAGGCTGTCTGCGAACACTTTCATTTAAGAATACCAAATCTGACAAGTTAATTCACTCTCCTAGTTAAGTCTATTTATTAGACTTTTTAAGAATTATTCTCTTGATCATATCTGAACCGCTTTCTTCCTTTGTTGAATCAACAATTTTTTCATCAGGATCATTATCCAGAACTGGATTGTCTGTTCCCTGTGTTGGTTCGTCAGGCTTCTGATATGTTCCGAACTTTGTTTCAGCGCCCAATGCGTCGTACGCACTAGCGATCTGATGTCCGTCCATATCCGAAATTACCTTGGAGATAGCTTCCGATCTGTTATCAAAGAACTTCTCTGCTGTGACAAGGTCAGGTAGTTTACCTGCGCTCATCTGTAGATCCACTAGAAGGGTAGCCCTTAGACGTTGAACTAATTGATAGAGTCCTGTGTTCTCATCAACCATTGCCTTCATAAGATCGCTCTCGTCTGGTTGCTCATCTAATTGAGTCTTGAGTGCATCAACCTGAGTCTGTAGCTTGCTTATGGTATCGGACTTCTCTTCGATGTCTTTCTGTACATCTTCTAGTTTTGTTTTAACTGCTTCGTGTTCCAGTACCTTTTCATCACTAAGTAGTTCTGTAAGATCTGCAATCTTCTTTTCAAGGTCTGCAATCTTTTCTGTAAATGAAAGATCCTGGTTGTCATCTGCAGCTTCGAATGATGCTTTCTTCATTAGCACAACTGAAGTAAGCTTGGCTTTGGATCCTCTACCATTGTAGTTATCCAAAATTTCTATTGCAGCATTGATGTGTTCCATGTCAGGAAGAGGAAACGTACTCTTCTTATCTGTATGTGGTCCACAAAATGCATCGTCACCTTCGTAGAACTTATCTCCAAGTTTTTCTTTCATTGCTTCTGCAACATGAGCTGCAAGCTTGAAGTCGTGTGCTGTCCACGCTGTAACGTCTTTCGGTTCCTCTTCTTTCTCGTCTTCTATTTCTACTTTGATGTGTGCTTCTTTAGCTTCACCAGATAGTTCAATAGAATCCCGTATAAGGATTACTTCTTCGCTATCTGTACTATCGTCGTCTCCGACATGCACTACACCAGCAAAGTGATCTTCGGACTGATCTGCTGGAGTATTTACAAATGATACTTCGCTGTATTTTCTCTGACCTACATTCCATACACAAACTTGATCATCATAAGTCTTACCTTTTTCATGATCGCACTTGTCTTCTTTGCTCGATACATTAGAGTCACATATAGAGCATCTAATATCTTTACTTGAGCACGATGTAGATACAGTTAAGTACGTACCGTCAAGTACTTTCTTAATTGCATCGGGGTCGGTAATGAGCGCATCTAGAACAACTACACCAGTTGGACGATTATCTTTATCGTCTCCATCTTGAAGCTGGAGATCTTCTCGTCTAGCATCGTAGACCCTGCCTAGAGGATCTTCCTGATCATTGTGAAATGTCACAACTGGCTTACCGAATGGTTCAAACCAAGACTTCAGGCTATTATCGGTAGCTTCGCCGTCTACATATCGAAACTTGTTCTCATTAACGTAACCCAGATGTGTTGCAGCCAGACGAACATTTAATGCCTTAATATCAGAAGCATCTCTGGTTTTCAAAGCATCGGTCATCTGAACTTTCACGGGATTAACATTTACAAATTTCAATCTTCTGCCACCTCTGTGACTATGTGATTCCAACTTTCAATGTCTAGTGTATTGCCAGCGGGAAGTGACATCATTCTCTCACAGCCTTTAACGGCTGCTTCGAGACCTGTTCTCAAGTCCCAACCTTCTAATGCACCTACTGCAAGAACTGCAGTCATGACATCTCCTGCTCCAACCACTGTTTTAGGTTTACGTTGTCCTGGAAATACTAATCCAAAAGGATGCTTCTTATCATCATAATGAATAGGTTCTTTTCCATTTGTTACTACAACTTGACCTGGGGTCCAGTCTGCTAACTTAGTAATAGCATCCAAAGTATTATCAGTTGATGTTAAAGCTAGAGCTTCTGCAGAATTGGGTTTAATAATTATTTCATCCGTCTTGTATGCATCAAAGAACTCTTTCTTCGGATCTGCAATCCAAGTTCGGAAACGACCTTTGAGGGTCTGTAGTATTGACTCAGTTATTGATCCCTTTGCGTAGTCGCTAGTTATTAACACTTCGCAACTATCAGGTATATCTTCAATCATTTCTAACACATGTTTATCATATTTCCTAAATGCATTAAAATGAGGATCTAAGTCAATTCTGGTTATGGTTTCATCTCCACACATGTATCTATCTTTCTTACAGTCGAGATCAATCCATCCTAATGTTGTACCATCTATTAGGTATTTCTTTAAGGGAGCATGTGCTCCACTGTCATCTAATATGTTAGTTCCAGTCATACCAATTATAATAGTTGGTATTCCCATTCGAGCTAGACACATTGCTACATTGCCTGCTCCTCCAGGACTAGAGTGATCAAAGATAGGGTTAACTATACATAAACCATCGTGCTCTGGAGACTTCTTTGTTGTTGCTTGATAATATCTGTCCAACATAATGTCGCCGAAGACAACGACTTTAGGACTTACCATATTTCTATAACTCCATATTATCCTTTACTTTATACTCACTACATAGCCCCATAACTTTTTTTGGGGTACAATTAATTTGCAGTGCGACCAGGAACTGTCACCAAACAGTTACAATTAGGGTGCGAACTTCCTGGTGGAATGTCCAAGGAAGTTAAGTTATCAACGACTGGAAATGTTCTTGCTCCTTTGTTACATCCAGGACATGCAGGAATCAGAAGTTCTTGTTGTCCTTGGGCTTGGAACATTCTTGCTCTACCAAAATTGTAATCTCTCATCAATGAAGTAGAAAGATTCATTTTAATTCTATGGTGATATGTGTCCATGATTGCAGACACAGTTGATGCATCCAAAGAATCTGTAATATTTTTTTGATTGATCTTACGCGCAACTGTTCTCGCTAACTTTTGTAATGACTTCTTAGCTTGTGTAATTGTATCCTCTACATCACTTTGCATCAATGAAGCTTGATCATTATCTATGATAACATCATCAGTGAGTACACTATGTGCACCTTGAATATATGCATTAGTAAGTATAGGGGCGAGTACACCAATAGAGTCATCTACGAATTGTTTCTGAACTCCATCTATCCACACGTCATCCATCTTATCATCTTCACTACCAAGTATAGTAATGAAATCTGTTCTCATAGTTTGCCAGTGAGAATCAATAATGTTTGACGAATGACTCATGCCCAATTCGTTCAGTACCGGAGTATCAAATGTATCTTGTAGTTGTAGTTCATCATTCAGATCCCCATCCTGAGGTATACGAGGAGATGCGAGTTGGGTCCCGTGTTGATTAGTGGGAATGTCCTTACTCTGTGCACTTCCATTTCCACCTACTGTACCTTTCAACATAAGTGTAGGCATAGTAACGTTCTTCAGATATGTATCTGCTTCTTGTGATCCAGTGAACGGTTCTTTACCAACTGCAAGTCTTGCTTCTTCATGTGTGATCATGCCACCTTGATACAGAAGCATATTATGATTCTCGCTCTTTATCTTCTCATCTATATCAATTGAAGGTATGAACATTGTTACTTTATTAGTAGAGTTGTATTCGTCGTACGCGAACCCACCTTCAGAAAGGAGTTCTTCCAGTATGAATTCATTAACGAACATCTTCAGTACATCTTGAAACTCTTCTACTGTGTCGCGAGTAT